CAAATCTCGAAGATCTTGAGCTATGGAATTCATTTAGTTATTATCCTGCTATTACTACTTTTGATTTTTTAATCGGACAACGCTGTAAATATTTAGGTAAGGATAAAAAATTTATACATGGTGAATATTTATTTACAATTGATTGGGCACATCCAGAACCTAATATCTTGGATACTGAACATTCCGAAATTCCTGATCAGCATAAGTGCGCACATATTTTGGCCCTTGATAACGGTAATTATGCAGCTCAACCTAATAATCGTATTTTGTGGAACATTGGTAGTTTTACTACTTCTACACATTGGCCAGACTATAAAGTTACAACTACGGAATGGAATGTCGAAAATAAAGGTTGGCAGTTAGAAGATACCGATGATATGTTTTATCAAGTAAACGAAATGAATGCACCAAAAGTTAAACAAGAGTAATTGTATTAACAATCTGACAGTTGGATGCTGTCTCTCAAATCACTGTAAATGTTATGATAATCAAGACTACAATAATAAGATATTTGATGATAGCTCTAGCAGCATTTGTATTAGGTACATTCTTTCCGAACCCCGTCGCCAAGAAGAAGACTGAGAACGCCACAATCGCCTGGGCTAAAAGCCTAGGGTTTGGTCCTCCAAGGTTTGAATATCATAATAATCAAGAATTCATTACCTCACTTAAAAAATGTATCTCCTACCTCAATTTCGACATCCCTAAAAATAAACACATAAATACTGAACTAATCGTTGCTCAAGCTATAGTTGAATCTAACTATGGAATGTCACGTTTTGCTATTGAAGGAAATAATCTGTTTGGTATAAGAGTATGGTCAAAAGAGGGAATGCTACCCTATAAACAACCAGATACTATAGAATGGCGTGTTCGGGTCTTTAAAAACAAGTGTGAATCTGTTAAGTATTACATAGAAATTCTAAATACAAAACAAGTGTATGCAGAATTTAGAAAAGCTAGAGATATGTCATTCAATAGAGATCCTATAAAAATGGCAAAGGCATTAGATAGTTTTTCTACAAATAAAGAATATGAAAAACATGTTATTGAAGTTATTAAAAAATTAAGAAATAATAAATAAAAATGATAGATATTTTTGGAATACCAATTTATATAAATAAAATTCTAAATATTAAAGAATATGAAAATAATTTAATAAATTTAGATTATGAACGCACAGGGTTTAATAATGGTTATATAAGTGTAGACAAATATGTTTTAAACAATGAAAAAAATTTAAACATAAAAAAAATTGTAACAGAACATTTAAATAATTATTTATATAATCAATTAAAAATTAAAAAAAATATAAAATTTAAAATGTTAAATAGTTGGTGTGTAAAACACGTTCAAAATGATTGGGCACAAATACATAATCATGATAATAGTTTTATAAGTGGAATATTATATTTAAAAACATATGAAAACTCAGGAAATTTAATTTTTCATAAGAATAGTTTATTAGATATTTTTCCAAGTTCTGTAAGTATAGATTTTGAAGAAAAAAATCTAATAAATTCAAAAACTATTTCTTTCGAACCAAAAGACGGGGATATTATTTTTTTTCCTAGTCAATTAAATCATTCTGTAAGTTATAATTTGAATGAAAAAGACAGGTATTGTTGTTCTTTTAATTTTTATCCTGAAGGAACTTTTGGAAATGAAAAAAGTTTAAATGAACTACACATATGAATCTAAGTAAAAGTTTTACATTAAATGAACTAACAAAGTCTCAAGAAGCAACGAGACTTGGAATAGAAAATATTCCAAACGAAGAACATATAGAAAATTTAAAAATACTTTGCGAAAAAATATTACAACCATTAAGAGATTTTTATGGAATGCCATTATCCGTGAGCTCTGGTTATAGATCAGCAGAACTATGCAAGGCTATCGGATCAAGCTCCACGAGCCAGCACACGCGCGGGGAAGCAGCAGACTTTGAGATATTTGGTATAGCTAATAAAACTTTAGCTGAGTTTATTGTAGCTAATTTAGACTTTGATCAATGTATACTTGAATTCTGGAATGAAAATGAGCCTAATAGTGGATGGGTGCATTGTAGTTATTCAAGTAAATACAATAGAAGACAATACTTGAAGGCTGAGAAAGTAAATGGTAAAATTGTTTATTCACCAATATTTTAATTATGGCTATAGGAAGATCTCAAATACCACAACAGATTGAAGGCAAAATAAGAGGTGCTAAACCATCACGAGCTATGCTTAAATCAAAAAGAAAGAAAAAGTAATGGCTAAACTTTGTCCAAAAGGAAAGGCTGCTGCAAAGAGAAAATTTAAAGTCTATCCAAGCGCATATGCTAATATGTATGCATCTGCAGTTTGTTCTGGCAAAATAGTTCCAGGTGGTAAAAATAAATCTCAACAAAGAAAAGCAGTATCAAATTATGATCAAGGTGGAATTGCAAAAGGATGTGGAGACATAATGGATGATAGAAGAAAAGTAACTAAAAAATCTTAAAATGAGTTTACGTAAATGGGTTCAAGAGAAATGGGTAGACATCGGAGCTAAACGTAAAGATGGTTCTTTTGCTCCATGTGGTAGATCAAAAGGTGAAAAAAGAAAAGGATATCCAAAATGTGTACCATTAGCTAAAGCTAGAGCCATGTCAGAAGGTCAAAGAAGATCAGCAGTTCAAAGAAAAAGAGCAGCAGGTAATATAGGACCAAAGCCTACTTTTGTGAAGACATTTACTAAGAAGTACTATGGTGGTATGATAAACAAAGGCAATTAACTATGATAGGTAAAGCATTAACTAAGGTTGGAAAAAAAATTATGGGTAAAAATAAAAAAAAAGTAGAAATGTTAGGAGTAAAACCAACAATTAAAGGTAAACCAGTTGGTGAAGATGTAAAACCAGGAACAGAAATACCTAAAATGTCTATGGGTGGTGGTGTTTTCATACCAAGAGGTCAAAAAGACTTTCAAGTAAAAAAACAATATTCTAGGATTAGATAAGGTTATGACTTATGGCTACATCTGGAACAACAACATTTAATTTAGACATCGATGATGTCATTGAAGAATCTTTTGAAAGATGTGGTATTCGTAATACTAAAGGTTACGATTTAAAATCATCAAGAAGAAGTTTAAATCTATTATTTTCTGAATGGGGAAACAGAGGTATTCACCTTTGGAAAGTAGAACTTAAAAATCAATTATTAACTGCAGGAACAATTACTTATTCTACACCTTCTGATTGTAGTGATGTATTAGAAGCATATGTTTCAACTTCTGAATCTATTACTTCAAGCACCCAAGACGTGTCATTAACTAAAATTGATAGATCTGCATACTCTGCACTTCCTAATAAAGGTCAAACAGGGCAACCCTCACAATATTACGTAGATAGACAGATAACTCCTACTATTAGTTTATATCTGGCTCCAGACACTATAACTTATACATATTTAAAATATTATTACATTCAAAGAATTCAAGATGCGGGTTCTTATACTAATCAAGCAGATTTACCTTATAGATTTTTACCATGTATGGTTTCTGGACTTGCTTTTTACTTATCACAAAAATATGCACCAGAAAGAATACAAGCATTAAAATTATTATATGAGGATGAATTAGAAAGAGCTTTACAAGAAGATGGTCAAAGAACATCTTTATATATCTCACCATTTACTTATTTTGGAGATAGATACTAATGGTATTTGCAAGAGGTAAAAGATCATTAGCTATATCAGATAGATCAGGAATGCAGTTTCCTTATCTTGAAATGGTAAAAGAGTGGAATGGTTCTATTGTACATATATCTGAATATGAATCTAAACAACCACAATTAGACCCACCTTACCACCCTGCTGATCCACAAGGTTTAAAAAGACCAAGAGCAGATGTAAGACCAGGTGGTGGAGTTTTAGTTCAATTAGATTTGTATTATTGGCCAGGTCAGTTTGTTACTGAAACAAATAGCATGCAACCTGGAATAAGTGGAGATATTATTAATACTAGAAGATCAGCTTATAGTGCCGTTGGAAATGTAACTATTGATATAACATGACATACGCAGAATTAGTACAAAAAATTAGAGATTATACAGAAGTAGGATCTGAGGTTTTAACATCTACTATTGTTAATGGTTTTATTAGAGATTCTGAATTTAAAATATTTAGAGAAGCAGATGCAGACTACGCGCGCGAGTACGCGACTTCTACATTTACAACTAATAATAAATATGTAGCTTTACCAAATGCTTCAGGATCCTCAGGAACTAATACATCAAGAATAGCACTAGTTGTTAGATCCGTTGTTGCTACAAATAGTTCTTCTGTTCAAGTATCATTAGAACCAAGAGATGACACATTTATAACTGAATATAACTCAACAGGTGCGACAGGATTTCCTAAATATTATGCAATGTTTAGAGAAAATGCTATTGAAGTAGCTCCTACACCAGATGCAGCTTATGTTGTTTCATTAGATTATATTTATACACCGGATGGATTAAGTGTTACAAATACTGAAACTTACGTAAGCGTAAATGCCCCCGAACTATTATTATACGCATGTTTATTGGAAGCTTTTGCATACTTAAAAGGACCTATGGATATGTACAAACTGTATCAAGAGAAGTATAATGAGGCATTACAAGGATTTGCGTTGGAACAAACAGGTAGAAGACGCAGAGACGAATTTCAGGATGGAGCATTACGACTTAAACTTAATTCACCATCCCCATAACAACTATAAGGAGTACAATATATGGCAATAACACAAGCAGTGTGCAACACATTTAAGACAGAACTTTTAGGTGCAGTACACGATTTCGATTCAGGTTCAGGACAAGCTTTTAAATTAGCATTATATACATCAGCTGCTAACTTATCCGCAGCTACTACAGCTTATACAGCTACAGGAGAAGTTGCTAACTCAGGACAATATGCAGCGACTGGTGGAATTTTACAAAGTCAAACAGTATCACTTGATAGTTCTGTTGGTATAGTAGATTTTGCAGATTTATCTTTTACAGGAGTTACATTAACTGCTAGAGGAGCATTAATTTATAATACATCTGCTTCTAACAAAGCAGTTTGCGTATTAGATTTTGGTGCAGATAAAACAGCAACATCAGGAACATTTACAATAGTATTTCCAGCATTTACATCAGCAGCAGCTATATTAAGAATCGCTTAATTTAAGGAGAGCCAGGTGGCAAATATTATATTTATAATAACACCACTTGGCTTTGCCATATTAGGAGAACAATAATATGGTTGAATTTATAGTCACAGTCCCCGCAGGTACAGGTGGTGGTTATTATATTGATGGTGTTCAAAAACCTATCATCCCAATTGCAACAGGCGAAACTTATAGGTTTAATCAAAACGCTGCTAATAATAACGGTCATCCATTAATTCTTTCTACTACAACAAGCACCGCAGGAATTATTTCAACAGGTGTAAGTTATTATTTAGATGGTGCATCTAATGCTACCAATTATAGAAACACATCTCTATTTAATGCTGCAACTGTAAGATACATAGAAATTACAGTCACACAAACATCAGATTTTTATTATATTTGTAATGTTCATGGTTCAAGTATGGGTAATGTTATGGATATCACAACTGATACTTGGGGAGCATTAAATTGGGGTCAAGGAAACTTTGGCGGATTAAATGATGTAAATGTTTCTGTTACTGAAAATAATTTAGTTACTGATATTGGTAATTTTTCTATTACAGCAGACGCTAATATAATACCTACAGATAATGTTTTAAATTCTACTACAGATTCTGTTTCTTTTTCAATTACAGGAAGTGTAGATTTATCTACTAATTTACTTACAACTTCTATCGGAACCTTAACAGCTGAACAAGCCGTAGAAGTAGAAGTAACTTCTCCAGGTGATTTACCATGGAGTTCAGAATCGTGGGGTTATGGTTCGTGGGGCAATATTGGGGGAATGGATATTTCCATTGGAGCAGATACTGTTCTTACTCCTTCGGTAGAAGTCGATATAACAGGAAATCAATTAAATACAACTACTGGAACTTTTTCAATTACAGGAGATGCTAGTCTTGATTTAACTGGAATAAGTTTTGCTACAACTACTGGAATAATAGAAATTCGAGAAGGTGTTGATGCAGATGTCACAGGACAATCTTTAGCGACTACATTAAATACAATTACCATTACAGCAGATGCTAATATAGATGTAAATGGAAGTTCATTAACAATATCTTTAGGAGATGCAGAAGAGCAGATTACATCCGATGTATTCTTAACTGGAAATGGAATTTCTATAGATCTAGGATCAGCTGAATTAGATGCCAATACACTTGCAAATGTAACTTCAGTATCTGCAAGTACTACTATAAATTCAGTGTCTATAATTATAGACGTAGCCCCAGCTATTACTGGTTTACAAATGACATCAAATGTTGGAAGAGCATTTATAAGTGCTTGGGCTGTAATAGATATAGGGGTAACTAATAATTGGAGTGTGGTTGACATAGCAGCGTAATGAAACTAAAATTGACTATTATTACATATTTTATATAAAATTTATGGCATCAACCTTTTCTACAGATCTTAAACTTGAACTGATGGCCACGGGTGAAAACTCTGGTACATGGGGAACAAAAACTAATACAAACTTAGATTTAGTACAACAAGCTATCGTTGGTTTTGAAAATATAGCAATTACATCTACTAATACTACATTAGTAATGACTGATGCTACGATATCAAACGCAAGAAATGCTGTTTTGAAGTTTACAGGTACAATTACTGCAAACTGCACCGTGTTCGTTGCAAGTGGAATTGAAAAAACATACATTATAGAAAATGGCACATCAGGTGCTTTTACACTTGCCTTAAATCAAGTGGGTGGAAACTCTGTTATATTTGCAGCAACTGATAAAACTTCTAAAATAGTTTATTTAGATGGAACAAATGCAAATGATTTGGGACTTGCAAACCTTACAGCACCACAAACATTAACTAATAAAACATTAACCTCTCCAATCATCAATGAAATTGATGATAATGCAGGAAATGAATTTGTTATTTTTTCAAAAACAACATCAGCTGTCAATGAATTCACAATTACTAATGCTATAACTGGAACTGCTCCTGAGATTACATCAACTGGTTCTGATACAAATATTGATATTAAAATAACTCCAAAAGGAACTGGTAAAGTAGTTTTAGATGGAATTAAATATCCAAATGCTGATGGATCATCTGGACAACTTTTATCTACTGATGGTTCTGGTAATTTATCTTTTATAACTGTTTCGTCAGAAGCACAATTTATTGCAGGATCTTTACCATTAGCAACAAATAAATCAACTACAGCAAGAACTGCAGTATCAATATCTAAAGCTACTGGACAAGTTGGTTCTTATCCAGTTTTAAATGTACTTAGTTCAGTATCTCCAAAAACAGTGACTACAACTTCAACTATAACACTTAGTTTAGATGGTTCACGTGGAATAATTTCCTCGCTTGTTAATGCCACAACAGTAGCTTTCGTAGGAGTTTTTTTACCAAGCGATGGAACTCCAGTTATTGGAAATACTAGTGTTCTTATGAGTTCAGGGGCAGATGATCCTGTTTATAATGCTACTGGTTCGTCTTTATTAAAAGTATCTGATGATATTTTTTTCGCAAATGTTTCTAATAGATCTCAAGTTGAGAATAACTGGACGGCTACCTGGAGATCAGCTACATTACGAGTAAATACTAGTGGTATCATAACCATGGGAAATGTTACTGGAGCTGCTTTACCTGTAACAACATTTGGGCAAATGTCATATGGTACACAAGTAAACACAACTACATATTTAGCAAGTAATGGACCTTGGGTTTCAACTAATATAAGAGTTGCTTGTTTAAGTACAAACTTAACAACAATTTATCTTCAATCGCAAAATCAATCTGCTGGTATTTTTGCTCAATCTGCTGGGCAATATTATAATTATGGATATATTGGGGATACATATTATTATCCAACTAATAATAGTGTTGTATTTTCAACATTAAATGCTACTACAAGACTTTTTTCAGTACCAGTTACTCTTAGTAATAACGCTGCAAATTTTTATACTAATGCAGCGACTTGGACCAAAGTTAGTAATTTTAGATGGCTAGCTACATATCAAAATGCTACGACTTTAGCAAACGAAATTGCAACTTATGATGTTAATGCCACAACTCTTGCTTTTACAAGTATTAATTCTACATCTCGATTATATGCTGGTTTGTTTAGATTTGTTGGTACAACTGCAGATATTGTTTCAGTGTCTACTAATTTAACAACAGCTGTTTTATCTTATGCTGCTGGTTTGGGTTATAATATAAACACACTTCAGCTTTCAACAACTGGCACTGTATTAGGATATAATGTAGGTACATATTTAGACGTTGCAGGTATAAATCCTTATGAATATGTTTTGGATCCAAACATTTCTACAAATAATCAAATTGTTGCTTATTACGTTAATACCTCTACTCAATATAGAAACTTAGTAATAAATGCTGCTTCAACAGATCAATTTAATTATTGTGGTATAGCAACTACTAATGACTCTACTTCACCAGTAACTGTCATCCAGGACGGGATTCAAGATGGGTATACTGGATTATTAATAGGTTCAATCTATTATGTAAATTTTGATGGAACATTAACTACAGTTGCAACTAACATTACAGCAGGGGTAGCTGTGACAAGTACTCAACTTCAAGTAAGACAGGTAAATATATGATAAATTTAACTTTTCAAAATTTTGAAGAATGTAAAGAACACATGAAAATGTTATTAGAAAAAACAGATTACATTTGTTTAGATGATGTCAAAAATCAATTAGAAAATTATCAAGATTTAGTAGGTTATAGATCTACTTTAAGAAATTATTTTTTATATCCTGGATTTAATGTTTCGTTATCAGAAGAGCCTACTCCTATTTGGAAATAGCACAAAATAAAGAGTTAAACTCAATTTAATGGTCATTTAACAATGGCTTAATATCTAGTATAATAGTTAATTATGCCATTAAAAAAGATACCATTACCTCCAGGTTTTGATAAGAACGATACAGCTTCTCAAGCAGAAGGTCGTTGGATTGATGGAGATAATGTCCGTTTTCAATATGGGTCTCCTGAAAAAATAGGTGGTTGGAGTCAAATAGGAACTAATATTTTAGTTGGTGTAGTAAGAGACATTCATTCTTTTTTTGATTTAACAGGTAGACGATACGCTGTTTTTGGAACAGATAAAATTTTGTATGTTCTTTTTGACGATGTATTCTATGACATTACTCCTTTAGATACAGCTTTAACAAGTTGTACATTTAACACAACTAATGGATCTTTCACTGTTACTGTAAATAAATCAGCACATGGTTTGTTAGTTGGAGATTTATTTATATTTACATCTGTTACACCTCCTACAGGATTTATAGCAACTGATTTCACCACAAACGTTTTTGAAGTTAAAACAGTTCCAAATGCTAACACTTTTACAATAACAATGGCCGTAGCATCATCAGGTACAGCTTCGACCTCTGGATCTGCAACAGTAAATCCATATTATGTAGTAGGTCCAGTAGCATCTACTTTTGGTTATGGATGGGGAGCAGGAACATGGGGACTATCTACATGGGGAACTGCAAGAGCAACAAGTAATACAGATATTGATGCAGGATTGTGGTCATTAGATAATTTTGGAGAAAAATTAATTGCAACTATTAAAAATGGTTCAACATTTGAATGGAGTCCAAATGCTGGAGCTGGTGTTGGCACACGTGCAACTATTATTGCAGGAAATCCTACAGCTTCTGTATTAACAAGAGTTTCAGATAGAGACAGACATTTAGTTCATTTTGGAACTGAAGCAATTATTGGAGATCCTACATCTCAAGATCCAATGTTTATAAGATTTTCAGATCAAGAAGATATTGAAGTATATGAACCAACTTCAACTAATACAGCAGGTACATTTAGGTTAGATAATGGAAGTAAAATTATAACTGCTGTTAAAGGTAAAGATTACATGCTTATTTTAACAGACGAAGCAGCGTATACAATGCAATTTGTTGGTCCTCCTTTTACATTTAGTATACGTCAGGTTGGATCTAATTGTGGATGTATTGGACAACATGCGGCAGTTTTCGTAAACGGAGCAGTATATTGGATGGGTGATTCTGGTAACTTCTTTGTATTTGATGGAACGGTAAAAGTATTACCATGTTCTGTAGATAATTTTGTATTTACAACCTTAGGAGATAATTTAGGTCTTAATTTTATCCAAGGTGATACTGTATATGCAGGACATAATAGTTTATTTACAGAAATAAATTGGTTTTATACAAGTGCAGGATCTGTGGTAATAGATAGAGTTGTTACTTATAATTACGACTTACAAACGTGGTCTACAGGAACACTGGCTAGAACTTCTTATGAAGATACTCACGTATTTGATAATCCAATAGCAACCAAGTATGATATAACTAAAACTCCAAATGTGCCTACAGTAAATGGTATTAGTCTTGGTGGTAGTTATCCCTTTAATCATGAAGTAGGGGTTAATGAAATATTTAATTTAACATCTACCAGCACGACAAATGTTGCTATATCTGCTTTTATTAAATCAGGAGACTTTGATTTAGACGTAGAAGGAGATGGTGAATTCTTTATCAAAATAAGAAGATTTATTCCTGATTTTAAATACATAGATGGTAATGCAAAAGTGACTTTATTCTTTAAAGCTTATCCAGCAGACAGCACAACTGCATTAGGAGAAACAACTGTTGGACCATTTACAGTAACCTCAACAACAGATAAGATAGACACGCGCGCGCGAGGAAGACTTGCTAGCATTAAAATTGAAAATGATGCACTAAACACTAACTGGCGTTATGGAGTATTTAGACTTGATATACAACCAGACGGCAGAGGCGGAAGTGCTCCACAAACATAATGGCTAAAATAAATATTCTTATACCGGAACCACGAGATCCTTATACTGTTGATAATTTTAGACAAATTAATCAAGCACTAGAAACTTTACAAAACCAATTAAATACGTCATATCAGAATGACTTACTTGAAGATTTACAAACTTTTAACTGGTTTTTATTTGGAAGCGGAGCAGAATGACAATAGAAT